TCATACGATGACACCACCGGTAAGGGAATCGATGGCAATGCCAACGACACCCTGCACTGGGACGATGTTATCGACATGGCAGCAGTTCTTATGGCAGAAAATCATATCCCAACAGACTTTATCCTCCACCCATTGATGTGGTCGGTATTCTTGAAGGATGCAATTTTCCACACTGGTGGATCAGCTGCAGCTGTTAACACAAGCTGGGGCTACCGTCCAGACTCGCCAAGTGGTGCACTCAATGCAACAGCCCCAATGGGTCTGAATGTAATTGTTACACCATTCGTGAGCTTCACAGCTAAGAACGGTTCAACGCCAGCTAAGTCGGACATTTTCTTGATCGACCGCAACGAGGTTGGAACACTTCTCGTCAAAGACGAAATGAGCACGGATCAGTTCGATGAACCATCACGTGACATTCGTCAGATGAAGATGAAGGAACGTTATGACATCGTAATGCTCGGTGACGGTGAAGGTATCACTGTGGCTAAGAACGTTAACCTTGCTCGTAACTACGAAGTACAGGTTTACAACCAGATCGCATAATAGATTTGGAAAAAGCCTTAGGATAGTTATAGTTACAACTAACCTTAGTGACGGGGGACGGCGAAAGCCGTCCCTTGTTGCTTTTATAGCAAAAGTTTGTTACTAATTAATTAGTTTTCACAAGGAGAATATCGTGTCACTTCCTTTAATAGATAGCATAGTTGCCATTGATGTGAACATGGTGGTAATTAAGTTTGGAAAAACAATTAAAATTAGTAGTTTAAAAAATGAAAACTTTATTGTACAAACAAATTCTGCAACACCATCTGTTGTTTCTAATCCATTTGCAGCTATCCAAACTTTAGTAGATTATAATCAAATTTCAAGAACTTTAAGACTTTATTGGGATGATCAAGTTGAACTAGTTTCTAATCAAGAATATTTAATTAGATTAGTTAACTTCCTAGACGCAGTTAATGAGTCAATAGAAGAGGAACAAGTTTCCTTTACCTGGAAAGGCGATGATGCAACTCCTTCCTCGTTTTCTTCTGTTAGAGCTCCAGATGTTGGAGAAATTTTAGTAGAAGACAAGTCTGTAAGAACAGACGCTTACACAAGTATCCAAATACTTGCTAAGAACCCTGAGTTCTTTGTTTCTGAGGTTTATCCAGTAAATGGAGATTTTTATTTAGGTAATGATTTTAATTTAGGTAGAGCAGTAATAGTCTTCAATGCGAGACCGGCATCAAACTACTTAAATAATACTTATTTTAAATGTCAGAGAAAGAAGATACAAAGAACCCCATCAAGATGGGAAAATGTTTCAACACTAGTTCAATTACATTCTTGGAAACCAGAAGTTTATGTAGATTTTCCATCCTTGTCAGACGCAACTCCAGCTTATTATACTGAAGATAAAGAGTATTTTGAAAACGGATACAAATATAGAATTGTAATATCTAAAGATATCGGTGTTTAAAAATGGCTAATTTAGTTTACGGAAAAGCTAAAGAAAGTTTACTAAAAGGCGAAATAAACACAGCATCAGCACAATATAAACTTTTGTTGGTAGATAAAAATTACTATACAATAAACTCAAATTCGGATCAATTCGTATCCGATATACCAAGTGCCGCAATTAAAACAAGAAGCAGTAATCTTTCTGGGATCACATCTACAAATGGTGTTTTAAACGCCGACGATGTCTCCATTGTCCATGGAGGAGGGTATTTTGATGCAATCGTTTGCTACCAAGTAGGTAGCACAGATGCTAATTCAAGATTATTTTTTTATATAGATTCTTCACCCGGTTTGCCCTATGAGGGTAGTAATTCTAGTTCCACAATTACTATTATCTGGAGTAACACCGTTAGTAGAATACTATCACTATAGGAAGATAAATGACAACACAATACCCAGCATCGTTGGATAATTTTATTAATCCAAGTTCAACTGACAGGCTTGATTCTGTCACTGTACCGCACCACCAACAGCATTCTGACATTAACGACGCTGTAGAGGCCTTACAGACGGTTCTGGGGCTAAATCCAGCAGGGTCACATTTGACGGTTAAGGATAGAATAATTGCAGCTGAAACAAATATTTCAAACCAATCAGTTTTAAATGGTTTGTCAGATGTTACTATAAACACAGCTGTTAGTGGACAAATTTTACGTTATAACGGTTCTCAGTGGATAAATTACGCAGAATCAGATCTTGTTGATGGAGGGAATTTTTAAATGGCTAATATTCTTAGGATTAAAAGAAGGGCTGGAAATCTTGCAGCTGGTGCACCAAGCTCTCTGAAGAACGCAGAATTAGCTTTTAACGAAGCAGACAATACCCTCTATTATGGCTATGGAGATGACGGTAGCGGTAACGCTAACTCAATTCCAGCAATTGGTGGTGTTGGCGCATTTGTATCTCTTGGCACCGAACAAACAATTACTGGAAATAAAACTTTTTCTGGAACAGTAATTGTTGGAACTCCAACTGCAAATGGTCATGCTGCTACTAAACTTTATGTTGATAATGCTGTCACCAATGCTACAACAACATTTACTGTTGCTGGTGACAGTGGCTCAAATCAAACAATCACATCTGGTGATACACTAACTATTGCTGGTGGTACTGGTTTAACATCTGTAGTTGGCGCAACAGATACTGTTACCTTGAACCTTGATAGTACAGCTGTAACAGCTGGGTCATATGGCGCAGCAAATACTGTAGCTACATTTACAGTTGATGCACAGGGTAGATTAACAGCCGCAGGCAATACAACCATAAGTATAAACGCTGGACAAATTAGTGGTTTTACAGAAGATTCTCAAGATGCTGCCGCTGTTCTTTTTACAAATGGCACACATAGTGGTATCAGCGCTTCATACGATGACGCAAACTCTAAGGTAAATCTTACGGTTGCAGCTCAATCTTTCACATTAGCAGGAGATAGTGGAGTCAGCCAAACAATTACATCCGGAGATACACTTACTATTTTAGGTGGAACCGGAATTGCTTCCGTTGCAGGCGGATCGACTGATTCAATTACTATTGATCTTGAAAATACAACTGTTACCGCTGGTTCATATGGCAATGGGAACACCGTTGCCACGTTTAACGTCGATGCTCAAGGTAGATTAACTGCCGCTGGAAACAGTGCCATTTCAATTAATGCAGGACAGGTACAATCTTTTACCGAAGAAGTACAAGATGCTGCAGGAGTGATGATAACAAATGGCAGTCAATCTGGTATTTCAGTTAATTATGATGACGCTAATTCAAAGATTAATTTTTCTGTGACAAATCAGTCAGTTACAATTAATGGAGATAGTGGATCAGCCACTTTTGGAGTAACTGCTGCTGGAAGTGGAAGTTTCACAATTTCTGGAGGGACTGGATTAACATCTACTGCAACTACTGGTTCAGTTACTGTTAGTCTTGATAATACAGCTGTAACTGCGGGTTCGTATGGAAATGCGAATACAGCAACAACATTTACAGTCGATGCCCAAGGTAGATTAACTGCAGCTTCTCAAAATGCAATTTCAATCCTTTCATCACAAGTAAGTGATCTTTCTTCAAATGCAGTTACTTCACTTACTGGCACAGCAAATGAAGTTCAAGTTTCTGGTTCTGCTGGAGCTATAACAATAGGTTTGCCAGATGACGTAACAATTGGCAATACTCTTACAGTTACTGGAGACTTAATAGTTCAAGGCAATACTACAACTCTCAACACTGGAACATTAGTAGTTGAAGATAAGAATATTGTTTTAGCTAACGCTGCTACGCCGTCTGACATAACTGCAGACGGTGCTGGTATAACAGTTCTTGGTGCAACAAACAAAACACTAAATTGGGTTGATGCAACCGATTCATGGACATCTTCTGAGCACTTAGACTTAGCCGCTGGAAAAGCTCTAAAAATAGGCACTGCTGAAGTATTATCAAATACAACCTTAGCATCTAGTGTTGTTAACTCATCACTAACATCTTTAGGTAACGTTGCAACTGGCACATGGAGTGCTGGAACGATAGCAATAACTTATGGTGGTACTGGTGCAACCAGCGCTTCAGGCGCAAGAACAAATCTTGGCCTAGTAATAGGAACAGACGTTCAAGCATACGACCCAGAACTTGCAGCCATAGCTGGCCTTACATCTGCAGCTGACAGACTTCCGTATTTTACTGGAGCAAATACAGCATCATTAGCTACATTTACTTCATTTGGTAGAAGTTTGGTAGATGATGCAGATGCAGCAGCAGGAAGAACAACCCTTGGTCTTGGAACTATTTCAACTCAAAATTCAAACAACGTAACAATTACAGGTGGATCCATTTCCAACTTGACAACATTTGATGGTATCACAATTGATGGTGGAACCTTCTAGGCAAAAAGAAAGGTTTTATAGTGGCAACACCAAGTATTACCCAAGGGCAAATAGCACTTGATCCTATTAACAGAATATTCTACTATGTAGATAGTGATGGAAATTTAGTTAACTCATCATTAAATTTATTACAAGAATCAAGTACATCTATCACAACTGAAGAAAATTTAACAGTTAATAACATAACTGTACTAGGAAATACAACTGTAATTGAGTCTTCTGTAACAACAATAAAAGACCCTATTATTACACTTGGTGGAAACACCGCACCAACAGTTGACGATAATAAAGATCGTGGTATTGAATTCCGTTGGTACGATAGCTCATTGGCTACTCCAGCTGCTAAAGTTGGCTTTTTTGGATTTGATGATTCATCTGGAAAATTTACTTTTATTCCAGACGCTACAAATGCATCAGAAGTATTTTCTGGATCAATTGGAGAACTTGCAGCCAAAATAGATTGGGATAATATTCTCAATAAGCCTACATTTGTTAACAGTATTACTGGCACACCAAATGAAATAGATGTAACTTCAACAACCGGAAATATTGTTATAAGCCTTCCAGCAACTGGTGCCATGAATATTAGCGGGACATCAGCCGGATGGACAACCCCTAGAAAAATCACCCTGGGTGGAGATCTTGAAGGAAACGTTTTAATTGATGGTGGTTCAAACGTAACACTGAACGCCTACGTCGTTGCAAATGCGGTGCAACTTGGCACTGATACAACTGGTAATTACGTTGCATCTTTAATTGCCGGAACAGGAATAACTCTTACTAATAATTCTGGTGAGCAAGCTCAACCAACAATTGCTGTTACCACAAACACCTACGACGCATACGGTGCAGCTTCAACAGCAGAATCAAATGCGGCAACAGATGCATCTACAAAAGCCGCAACGGCATACAGCAACGCAACGATATACACCAATAATCAATTAGCTTTATTCGGTGTCGATAACTTATCAGATGTAACTATTAATACCTCTTTGGCTAATAGCTATCTTAAATACAATGGTTCAGCATGGGTCAATGATCAAATTGATCTTGGCACCGAAACAACTGGTAACTACGTGCAATCTCTTGTCGCAGGTACTGGTATAACTATAACCAATAATTCTGGAGAAGGGTCAACTCCAACAATTGCTGCTAATGTTACGTTAGATAACTTAACCGATGTTAGTGTGCCACTACCTGCAGATGGCCAGCTTTTAGCTTTTGATGGGAATTCAAATACATGGGTTTCTAAATCAGCTTTGGATCTAACTATACCAACTGGAGTTCAATACACAGAAATAGTTGGCAATGGTTCAGACCTTACCTTTACAGTTACACATGGACTTAGTACAGACGAACCATTCGTGGTTGTAATGAAAAAAAATGCAAGCAATAATTTTGAAGCAGTAAACGCTTTGTGGGAAGTGTCTAGTAATACTCAGATTAAAGTTTATTTTGAAACACCACCAGCTTCAGGAGATGCAAAGGTATTGGTATTTGGTGACGTTTCTACAGCATCTATAGTTATATCCTCTCTTGATCAGTTGCCAGATGTTATAACTGGAAGCGCTTCAGCAGGAGACGTTCTTTATAGAGATGGGTCATACTGGGTTTCCCACGCTATGTACCTTAACGATTTGGCAGATGTCCAAGGTACTAACTCACCTACCACTGGCCACTTCCTTAAGTATAATGGGTCAGCTTGGATTGGCGCAGCTGTAAGCGAAGTTAATAATATCAACGATGTTTCAGATGTAACAATAACTTCTGCAGCTAATGGTGAACTTTTGCAATATAATGGTTCAGCTTGGGTCAATAGCACCTTGCCAACAAATGAGCCAACTGGTCACGAAAATAAAGATGACAGTCAAATATCTTTTAATAATAATAATCGTAGATTTTATATACAACCAGGTGGTCCAAACTCTGCAGCAAGTCACATTGTTTGGTGTGCTGGTAAAAGATTTGTAAAATCAGCAAACGAATATGTAGAAATACCAAACACTACTGGAA